TACCAGGTGTTAGGAAAAATGATTCTGAACATTTTTACACCTCAGTTGGACGATGTTGAAATTTGCTGCTTTGAGGCCATCACAGTCCCCATTGTTTGTTCTTAAGTTCGATCTCCTCCTGGCAACTTGCACAAGTCCGACAACCCTGAACAGCCAGGCGTCTTCGCTCATCTATCGGATCGCCACACTCACAACAATGAGTTGCGGATACAGTCTGGTAGTTCTGACGACGCATTTTTATTGCTGTATTGCGCTGTAATTCTTCGATTTCTGATGCTGAATCAATGATGTCTGCCATCTTCCATTAATCCCTGAATTGTTGGTTAATACGCTTGAGGATGAATGCGAACAATAAAAAAGGAGCCTGTAGCTCCCTGATGATTTTGCTTTTCATGTTCACCGTTCCTTAAAGACGCCGTTTAACATGCCGATCGCCAGGCTTAAATGAGTCGGTGTGAATCCCATCAGCGTTACCGTTTCGCGGTGCTTCTTAAGTACGCTACGGCAAATGTCATCGACGTTTTTATCCGGAAACTGCTGTCTGGCTTTTTTGATTTCAGAATTAGCCTGACGGGCAATGCTGCGAAGGGCGTTTTCGTGCTGAGGTGTCATTGAACAAGTCCCATGTCGGCAAGCATAAGCACACAGAATATGAAGCCCGCTGCCAGAAAAATGCATTCCGTGGTTGTCATGCAGCCTCCCGACGGGCAAGAATCCTTGAGCCGAACGCCATCAACTCTCCACGATCAACGGTCGTAAAGTGGCAGTGTGTACGGGGGTATGGGTGCCAGATAATGAGCATCGAGCCTTTATTATTTCCACTGACGGGTTTCTCAGTGAGTGGGTTAATAAATGCCAGTCGTCCTGCCGTGATGAATCTGACCTCACTGGCGGTTTGTATCGCTTCATGAAACCATCCGACAGATGTGTCAGCAGGCAATAACATTACACATCCCACACTACTGAATTTGTTTTCAGTGGCTGCCTTTTTCACAAAAGGGGAAATATTGCTGTATGGTGGATTCAACCAGACATAACCAGAGGCATATCCCATTGCTTCAGGCCATGAAGTGGTTAATGTGTTCTGCTCCTGTGAGATAAAAAGCCGACATAGTCGGTTTTTTTCGCTGGCGGCAGCATCAAGTTGAAAAACGAACTCTGCATTAAGCGCAGTAAAAATCTCTGGTGGTGTGCGCCAGCTGTCGCGATGTTCGGCAGGAGTATTGCTTCCGGTGAAATCAGTCATACAGCCCCCGTTTATTATTTATCTCCTCAGCCAGCCGCTGTGCTTTCAGGGGATTTCGGATATTCCTGATGTATCGATATCGGTAATTCTTATTCCTTCGCTACCATCCATTGGAGGCCATCCTTCCTGACCATTTCCATCATTCCAGTCGAACTCACACACAACACCATATGCATTTAAGTCTTTCGAAATTGCTATAAGCAGAGCATGTTGCGCCAGCATGATTAATACAGCATTTAATAAAGAGCCGTGTTTATTTAGTCGGTATTCAGAGTCTGACCAGAAATTATTAATCTGGTGAAGTTTTTCCTCTTTCATTACGTCATGGTCGATTTCAATTTCTATTGATGCTTTCCAGTCGTAATCAATGATGTATTTTTTGATGTTTGACATCTATTCATATCCTCATAGATAAAAAATCGCCCTCACATTGGAGGGCAAAGAAGATTTCCAATAATCAGAACAAGTCGGCTCCTGTTTAGTTACGAGCGACATTGCTCCGTGTATTCACTCGTTGGAATGAATACACAGTGCAGTGTTTATTCTGTTGTTAGTGCCAAAAATAAAGGCCGACTATGCGGCCTGAAATTACTTAACCAATGATGCTGCATATTCGATAAGGTAAAGCTTTGGAGCCAGCAAAATTTTTAACCATGTCATATTGGTTACTGCACTAATAATAAAAATCCCCCACAGAGCCAAAACTCCAACTAATGGCATGATAAGAAGATTAATATCACCTTTGCTATCCCAAACCATTGTCGGCCTGTATTTGGGATTTCCCTTCTCCCATGAATATCCTTCATCACCGATTTTACCTGTCTCAACTCTTCGGCACTGCTTCTTCATAAACCAGAAAACCAGTGGGATTGTTAGAATGGCTATTAATGTTTTAATCAGACTGTCAACCATATTCCATAGCAGCAACTGATGAACAACATCAGGAATCTGCGCCTGGCTGAATGAAACAGCCGTGTCTATTCCATTGCTGGCTTTTTGCAGTAGTTCTACGAGAATCTTGTTTGCTTGTTCTTCCATATATCCCCTTGATTGTAATAAGCATGAAATTATTTACGGCCAAAAAATAAAGGCCACCATCAGGCAGCCTTGTTGTTCTGTTTACCAAGTTCTCTGGCAATCATTGCCGTCGTTCGTATTGCCCATTTATCGACATATTTCCCATCTTCCATTACAGGAAACATTTCTTCAGGCTTAACCATGCATTCCGATTGCAGCTTGCATCCATTGCATCGCTTGAATTGTCCACACCATTGATTTTTATCAATAGTCGTAGTCATACGGATAGTCCTGGTATTGTTCCATCACATCCTGAGGATGCTCTTCGAACTCTTCAAATTCTTCTTCCATATATCACCTCAAATAAGTGGTTTGCTGCCTAATTTTATTTTCTGGCGACCAACACAAGTCACCTTGCTGTCAGTTGTTTTGATTTCCTGTAGCCTGCCGCGTAAAGAGCTACATTTGGAAGACAAGTTGAGCCTTCATATTTTCTGGTCAACGTTGTCAGTGTTATTACTTCTGCTCTCATTGCTGGTTTGCGCTTGCATTGCAAGACCACTCGAGAGGGGGTTGGTCTGTGTAGCTTGTCGGAGCTAATCGCCTCCTGACTTTGCAGGTTTGCGCGACGAGCTCTACGACGAGAAGCTGAGGTGCCTTTAAATTCTGTTTTTCTGGACATAGATTCCTCCCGAATAAACTTTGGTGATGCAATCTCGAAGCTCCTCCTGAGACGGTTGCTTCGGCATTGCATCCCACAGCTCATGTGGTTGGGTGATCTGGCTTTTCAGCCACGTAGTCGAGAGTTCGACGTTGTTTAAAGAGCCTGCCAGTCTGTTCCGTTTGGCTTCCAGCGTCCTGCTGACGGTTAAATAGTACGATATGTACTCTATTGGATAAATACGATTTGTTCTAAAATGGGGTGATTTTTTATAACACTTTGTATTTAATAGTGTTGTTTTTTAGCGTGGGTGTATCGCCTCGGCGATGTAAGGAGAGATCAGAATTGCGTGGTTTAGTGAGTTGTATCTATTTATTTTTCAATAAATACATTTGGTTATGTGTCTTTAGGTGGGGGGTGAGGCAAAGAAAACCCGGCGCTGAGGCCGGGTTTTTCTAGGCTACCAGAGACTCAATCCAAGAGTCTCTGGTATGGAATGGCAACACTCGTGCGGTATCATTAAATAGTAATGATAGTTGCTGTAGCTCAGGTGTTAACCCATCGCTGTCAACTATTACAAATCTATTGTTTATGTCAGGAACGACCTGACTTAAGTCAATAATCTTCCCAACTGTTGAGTGGGCAGTATTCCATCCCTTACTGCTGGCAAGGCTTACCGTAAACCCGCGTTTTGGTGGTATTAGTCGAGACTCATTCCTTAGCGTTAACGGAACAGTAATGTTATGCCCACTAATACCTTTCACTTTTTCCTTTAAGACTAGTCGCTTCCCAAGCCCTGCTGATTTTAAGTAACTGATTACACATTTTTCGAACTTATCGTCTTTGACCTCAGCATACCAATCAGCAGTTTGGGCGGATGCAAGAATCCCACCACGAATAACATTTGCAGTTACCTGTCCAACGGACGACTCATCTGCCCACGCAGATATCTCTCCAGAGTCATTTAATGAAATTCCTTGCGAAGCGAGTGATGACCTGATCAGATCAATTTTCTTTTTAGTCAGGTGGATGCCGCGTGATTCAATATTCATCAATGTATCGCAGTAGTCTGTAACCCTATACTGACCACTCATCTCTTGAACGAATACACTTATCTGCTCACAATCATCGTAGTATGTGAATGGACTAATAACGCGCAGCAACGTGTCGCTCATTGGGTGGCATTCAAACCCGAGCTTAGATATGACTGTTGAACACGTTACATTTCCCATGATAACTGACCTGATTTATCTTGATTAGGTAAAGGTGGGCTGCCTTCATATATGATATTAAGCGCCTCGCAAAAATAATTCCAGTAGCCAAAAAAATCATCTGGCTTGATGTTCGTTTCAAGCTTAAGTGCAATTTCTTCCCCAGCTGATTCGAAGTACATGTGATAGTGAGGACCTCGAGCCACCTCAACAAAATCTGGATGGTTCACTATAGATTTATTACGGTGTGGCTTGTTATCCGCAGGGTACGGATCAAGCGCGTAAATGCGCCTGTCATGAAGAAACATCACAAATGAAATCTTCACTATATCCACCCCTTCAACGATAGGAGGACGCCAGTGAAGCATAAATCTTATGCCTGTGATTGGGTTGCCAATTTCATCAAAAGCTTTGAGATCCAATTTAAACCAGATTGGGGTTCGTCCCTCACTTCCGGTCCATGTAACTCCGCTAAAAGTTACTTTTTTCAAGCGAGTAATAGCTTGGTCAACCTCTTTCTGGGTAGGCTTAAAGTCGCCTTTTTTAGCCACTGATTCGTATCACCATGAAAGTTATTGTTAATACCTGTGCTTCTTGTCACCCAAACGTCTCTTCAGGCCACTGACTAGCGATAACTTTCCCCACAACGGAACAACTCTCATTGCATGGGATCATTGGGTATTGTGGGTTTAGTGGCTGTAGAAACACCTGACCGCTATCCCTGATCAGTTTCTTGAAGGTAAATTCATCACCACCAAGTCTGGCTATGCAGAAATCGCCGGGCTCAACAGCTTGCTCAGGGTCAACCAGAATTAACATCCCGTCAGGAAAACTGGGTTTGGAACCTGTTGGTGCGGTCATTGAGTTACCTTCAACCTCAAGCCAGAATGCAGAGTCACTGGCTTTTTTGGTTGTGCTTACCAATCTCTCCGCATCGCCTTTGGTAAAGGTTCTGAGTTCTGGAGAGAACATCCCAGCCTGAACATGAGAAAATACAGGGTACTCATATTGTTTTTTAACTGGGGCCGATGAGTATTCGCCAACAGGTGAAAATGTCCCGTCGTGGTTGAATGATATGTTATCAATACCAAGGTATTTAAACACCACACCAATATCACTAAGAGATGGATGACGAGATCCGCGCAACCAGTGTCCAATCCCACCCTGCGTCATACCTAGCTCTTCGGCTAACTTCTCTTGAGTTATGCCGAGCTCTTTCATTCTGGATCTAGCCAGTTCATACCATTTCATTTTCATGTCCTTATTATTACGCTCTGTACTGGAACCATCCATGCACAATGTGTATTTTTGCTTGTATTTGGAAAGTACATATTGTATTTTTTATTCGAGGTTACTATGGAGGGCATATGAGCAACCTACGAAAATATCGAGAGTCACTGAATATCTCTCAAACAACACTTGCTACCAAAGGTGGGAGGCTGGAACTGACCATCACCGAAATGGGGAATGAATGATGTTTGAGTTTAATATGGCAGAACTTCTTCGCCACCGCTGGATGCGCCTGCGCTTATATCGTTTCCCCAGTTCTGTTTTGACCGATTACCGAATACTGAGGAATTACGCCAAAACCCTGACAGGAGCAGGAGTATGAAGTCAGAGATAACAATCAACTAATACTGTTTTATTGATTTTTGCTTGTAATTGGCGTTCTGGTCTGATTTTTGTGGAGTAAGTTGATGCGTGATATTCAGATGGTTCTTGAGCGTTGGGGAGCGTGGGCGGCTAATAATCATGAAGATGTGACCTGGTCGTCCATTGCCGCCGGTTTTAAGGGATTAATTCCTTCAAAAGTAAAATCTCGCCCGCAATGTTGTGACGATGACGCGATGATCATTTGCGGGTGCATGGCCCGTCTGAAAAAGAACAACAGCGATTTGCATGATTTATTGGTGGACTATTATGTCGGCGGCATGACTTTTATGGCGCTTGCACGTAAGCATGGGCGATCTGATTGTTGGGTTGGCAGGATGCTCCAGAAAGCTGAGGGCGTAGTGGAGGGTATGCTGATGGTGTTGGATCTCCGATTGGAGATGGATGCTGATTGTTCAAAATAATTAAAGGAAAAGTTGCTGTCTGATTCTCATTAGTCTAACATTTTAAATGTTGGAATCGCAACGTAGTTATTATCATATAACAGCTTGTTTCCTGATTTAGCCAGCCTCCCCAAAGGCTGGTTTTTTTCTAATAAGTATTATTTCGGGTAGGGATTTTATTGTTTAACCCATAATAATTCATTGACATTGAATCCCAACTTTTGAGCGGTTCGCACATAGTCTGCTTTTACTTTATCTGGAATAGTTGGGGTCCTTGCCAGAATCCATAGGTATTCTCTGTTCGGACCACTGACAAGAGCATACTTATACTCATCATCCAGTTTGATTACATTATAGCCACCATAGAAGGGGCCAAAAAACGAAACCTTCAACGCTGCAGTTTTAGTATCTCCAGTAAAGTATGCTTTACCTTCGCTCTCGCTCCATTTATTTTTCGTTGGATCGTATCCACGGTTAAGTACACGAATCCCTCCGTCGTTCCGTTTTCCATAAGTAGCGCTGACCTGTTCCAGACCACGTTCGAACCGGTTCTCGAGGCGAGCTATTTCATACCATTTTCCGAGGTAGCGGTTGGCGTCAAAATTTGTAATCGGCTGCACACCTTTAGGTGGTGTCGGGGCCTTACATGCTATAAGAGTGAAAGAGAGTGCAATGCCAGTCAACACAGGCCATAACTTCATAATAAATCCTGTACTTTTGATAGTTGAGAGTAAGTATGAAAGATAGATGATTACGACCGATCACTTAAAGAACTTTCATACTATATTAGGAATAGTCCATAACAGAAAAATTGTCAGTGATGACGCCAGAAAGGCAATTTATTCCGTGCACTACACAGTTTATGTGTTAATGAATTAGTCAAGGGGGAGAATATGATAAAAAAACCTGTGATTGGAATCAGCGGTTGTTTGGCCGGTTCTGCTGTTCGTTTTGATGGTGGTCACAAAAGAGCTGACTTTTTAATGGACAAATTAGTGGAATGGGTAACATTCAGACCAGTATGTCCGGAAATGGCTATAGGGCTGCCAGTTCCGCGTCCTGCTCTACGTCTTGTGCGCTCGACGCAAGGAAATATACGGATGTGTTTCAGCCACGACCAGAATGAGGATGTGACAGAGAGAATGACAGAGTTTAGTCGTTCTTATATGGACAAATTAAAGGATGTATCGGGGTTTGTGGTTTGTGCTAAATCTCCCAGCTGTGGCATGGAGCGCGTGCGTGTCTATGATGAAAATGGTAATCGAGGTCGTAAAGATGGAGTGGGACTATTTACGAGCACTTTGATGGAAAAGTTTTCCTGGCTACCGGTTGAAGAGGATGGGCGATTACATGATCCAGTGCTTCGTGAGAATTTTGTTGAAAGAGTTTTTGCTTTGCATGAGCTCAATCACCTTTACAAGGAGAAATTATCAAGAAGAGAGTTATTAGCTTTTCATAGTCGTTATAAGCTTCAGTTGTTGGCGCATAGTCAGGCAGGCTATAAAGATATGGGACCATTTGTGGCTGCAATGCACGAGTGGGCGGACCTTGAATCATACTTTGAGGTGTATCGTGATAAGCTGATGGCGATTCTCAGAAAACCTGCATCACGTAAAAATCACACGAATGTGCTGATGCATATACAGGGGTATTTTAGTAACTACTTAAGTACACGCCAGCGTAAAGAGTTGAGCGAGGTTATACTTAACTATCGTTCTGGCACATTACCTCTTCTTGCGCCGTTGACTCTGCTGAAGCATTATCTGGGTGAGTATCCTAATGATTACTTGCTTACACAGAATTACTTCGATCCCTATCCGGACGAACTGGCTCTAAGACTGATGGTAAATTAATTGTATGCGATATCATCCAAAAGGATGAGTTCCTGCATGCAGGATATTTACAATCGTAAAAACTACACTATGATACCCAGAGTGTCAGTTTGTATAAAAACTCTGTTTACGCTGAAGAAACCATTGAGATGCAACTTAAAGTTGGTAAACATGCCAGTCAAAATATATAATATTATGATTCCACGCAGCTATATATAATATAACAGATTGGTTTAATAATTTGTCTTTGTGAGTTAAATACATAATTTTATACTTGTGATGCAATGAGATTTTCCTTATTGTTGAACTGGCGAATATTGATTTTCCACCTATACTTACCTGGTGTAACCCCAATGATATCAGGTGGATAATATGCCATACATATGTTCTATCATTTTGGTGTTGAACTCGTTTGATGTCCGAATTGGTAAAGAAGATATTTTGTTTAAAAAAGGAAGTGCTGTTCTCATTGATTACAATTTAAAAGATTTTTTTTCATCAAATATAGATCATGTAATGATCGTAGATGTTGAAGAGAAAACAGTTAATGATTTCTTTAAAAGCAACACACTCTCACCTTTTTCTGTAAGAAGGTTTTATCCGGCATACTTGATGGTGGAATGTGAAGATTTTTCATTGTTAAAGAACTTGATTGCATGCTTGAATTGTGATGGCAGAACTGTGGATTTTGTTAGAAATCAAATATCACTTGCATGTCTTGCTATCTTATCTTCAGAGAAAATAGTGCAAAGTTTTTTATTTGGATGTCTTAATAGTTTAGGAAGTAAAGTTAAGGCTATTATTCACACGGATATATCTGCAGCATGGAGACTTTGTGATATATCTTCAAGACTGTATCTGAGTGAAAGTCTGTTAAAAAGAAAATTAAAGCACGAAGGCTTATCATTTAGTAAGTTAATTCTTGAAGAGCGAATGGTGATGGCGGAAAGGTTATTAAGCTACAATTTATATTCTGTTGGAAAAGTTGCTGAGATATGCGGTTATGAAAACACGTCATATTTTGTAAGTGTTTTCAGAAGATATTTTGGTGTTCCTCCCCATCAATATTCATCAAGACTTTTTTTAGAAAAAGACATGATGTAACGTGATGCGTTTTAATGATTTTGTAATTTTCGTATTTGATAATTGTATGATGCTTTCAGCTACGCCAGAATAATCGCTGGCGTTTTTCTTTTTGAATAGATGTTCAAGCCTTACGCTAATGTAACTTCTATACCTTTCCTCTTCGTTCCGAACCGTGTACACCATCCGTTATTTGCGGAGGTGAGGCTATGAAATCCATGGATAAGTTAACAACGGGCATTGCCTACGGCACCTCCGCAGGCAGTGCTGGCTACTGGTTTTTACAGCTGCTCGATAAAGTCACGCCCTCACAGTGGGCAGCAATAGGTGTGCTGGGTAGCTTGGTATTTGGCCTGCTGACGTACCTGACAAACCTTTATTTCAAGATTAAAGAAGATAAGCGCAAGGCTGCGAGAGGTGAATAATGCCTCCATCATTACGAAAAGCCGTTGCTGCTGCTATTGGTGGCGGAGCAATTGCTATAGCATCAGTGTTAATCACTGGCTCAAGTGGTAACGATGGTCTGGAGGGTGTCAGCTACATACCATACAAAGATATTGTTGGTGTATGGACTGTATGTCACGGGCATACAGGAAAAGACATCATGCTCGGTAAAACGTATACCAAAGCAGAATGCAAAGCACTCTTGAATAAAGACCTTGCCACTGTCGCCAGACAAATTAACCCGTACATCAAAGTCGATATACCGGAAACAACGCGCGGCGCTCTTTACTCATTCGTTTACAACGTGGGTGCTGGCAATTTCAGAACATCGACGCTTCTTCGCAAAATAAACCAGGGCGATATCAAAGGCGCATGTGATCAGCTACGTCGCTGGACATATGCTGGCGGTAAGCAATGGAAAGGTCTCATGACTCGTCGTGAGATTGAGCGTGAGGTCTGTTTGTGGGGGCAACAATGAGCAGGGTAACCGCGATTATCTCCGCTCTGGTTATCTGCATCATCGTCTGCCTGTCATGGGCTGTTAATCATTACCGTGATAATGCAATCGCCTACAAAGAACAGCGCGATAGCAAGGCCAGTGAACTGGAGAAGGCGAACGCCACCATTACTGACATGCAGCAGCGCCAGCGTGATGCTGATGCACTCGATGATAAATACACGAAGGAGTTAGCTGATGCGAAAGCTGAAAATGATGCTCTTCGGCGCAAGCTTGATAATGGTGGTCGGGTGCTCGTCAAAGGAAAATGCCCTGTGCCATCCTCAGCCGAAACCTCCAGCGCCTCCGGCATGGGCAATGATGCCACCGTCGAACTCTCTCCAGTTGCTGGACGAAACGTTCTCGGTATCCGGGACGGAATTATCCGCGACCAAACAGCACTGAGAACGCTTCAGGAATACATCAGGACGCAATGCCTTCGATGATAGCGATAATTTTACTCATCATCCTTCACATCTGGCTCTGTAGACAGGGTGGTGCTCACTTCTGGAGTGAATCCAGATTAAACATCTCATTGCTGATGCTTGATATTGAGCATTTTGCGCGCGGTAAGGGGCTGCGTTGAGATAAGAGCCAGTCATTACAAATACCAGGATTTAGCCTCGCATTCGCGGGGCTTTTTATTGCCATTACAAAAGCCACTTCCTACAGAGTGGCTTTGATAATGGCTTATACCCTACACGGGATAACTTAACTGATATCCCTTTTAAAAGATAAAGGTATTCAAGCCTGACACATCATGCGCTGTATCGTCGCCGTATTCCCGTATTAACAGAGACCGTAGCCCGACGGGGAACTCCTTCTGCGCGAGTGTGCGGGAATAATCAAAAACGATGCACACCGGGGTTACCGGGTACACATATTTCATCATGCCAGCGAGTCCGGTTCTGGCACGGAAGAAACCGGACGTTATGATTTAGTGCGGAAATATTTGTGTAGTGTTCTGAATGTTCTCAGTAAAGAGTAATGAATTATCAAAGGTATAGTAATACCTTTTGTTTTCGTGGATATTTGTAATCCATCTGAAAACCCCTGCTGTAGCAAGATTTTTCCTGTATTCGTAAAATGATAACTCTCCTGATTTGAATCCTTTTAAGGTGGCTTCTATAAGGCATTTATTTTTTGAAAATCTTACATTTACAACCTTACCCTGTCCTTTTATTAAAACCGTATTATCGTTTTCAAGAACAAGATGAATATTCTCTGTGGCTAAATAGTAAATGTAATGTGAGACATTGTGACGTTTTAGTTCAGAATAAAACCAGTGATAGTTTAAATTATTTCGCACTTTATCGAATATTTGTTTAAAAATGGCAACCTGAGCCAT